GAAATAAATCAATAAAATAATGAAAAAAGAAAAAAGTAATAAACTATATGAAGTTTCTTTGTTAGGCACATCAGTTCCTAACAACATATATGAAGGATATAGCACTAAACTTTTTGTTATAGCAAAGACAATAAGCGCGGCTAAGCAAAAAACATACTCATATATAGAAGGAGCAGATGATGATTGGATGCCTATAAGTGGATTTCGCTTTGAAATTGTAGAAGTAAAAGAGTATCGATTCTATTTTCCTCCTATTGTCGATAAAAACTTAGACTTTTTAAGATTGTATGAAGAATATCAACGATTAAAACAAGTAGAAAAGCAATATAAGCAGTTACAAAAAGACTATCAGCAACTGAAAAAAGAATTAAAAACAACAAGCAAATGAAAACAGTATTTAAAGTGGGAATGGTGGTTTATGACCAATTAAATTTTCCTGATAAGGAAGGTAAAGTTGTGGATATTTGTAAAGATGAACGTGTAACTTCACCCATAACTGTAATTTTTAAAGATAGGTATGATGGAGAAATTGAGCGTTATTATACTTTAGATGGTAGATATAAGACAGGTGAATTAACTGTTCTATCTACAAAGCCCTATCAAATAATCTTACAAGGATTTGAACAAAAAGCACCTGCACCAACTTATGAGGAAGCTCTCAAAGAAGCGCACCGCAAAGGTGATTATTACTATTTACCCGATAGTTTAGAAGTACCGAGTGAGGAACTTGTTGATGCGACAATTGCTCTTTTAAAACTTCTGTTTCTTAGAGACTATTACAATGATGATTGGCAGCCTGATTTAAAAAACAAAGAGCAAAGGGGTATTTCTGTCATTTTAGATAGTGAAGGGAATTTTTTTGTGTGGGGAGTATTAAAAGAAACAGAAACTCACGCGTTAGTATTTAAAGATGAAAAAGTTGCTAAACGTTTCATCGAAGAACAAAGAGAACTCTTAGAAATCGCAAAACCTTTATTATAACTATGGAAATACAAGGACGAATTAAAACAATATTCGCAACTGAAACAGTAGGGCAAAATGGCTTTCAAAAGCGTGATTTGGTAATCACCACCGATGGGCAATATCCACAAGATATTATCATTCAATTTGCACAAGGCAATTGCGCTTTGTTTGATAACTTGCAAATAGGGCAAATAGTTAAGATACATTTTAACCTGCAAGGGCGTGAATGGACAAGTCCGAAAGGCGAGGTTAAGTACTTCAATACGGTTGTAGGTTGGAAAATAGAACTCATTCAAACCACGAATGTAGCGCAGCCTCAATACCAGCAGCCTATGCAATATCAGCAAGCCCCACAAGGGTACGTACAGCAACCGCAATATGCGCAACCTGCCTACCCTCCACAAGGGCAACCGCAATATCAGCAGGGGCAAATGTTTAACCAGTACGGACAAGCACCTTCGCAAGGGGACGGCATACCGTATTAAGGTAAAACAAAAAAAGCAAGCGTCAATCGGGATAGTAGCAGGTTCGAGTCCTGCCTTGCTTTCAAAATAAAGACAAAATGGAAGCACTAAAAAAAGAGGCTAAAGATATTCAAAATTACTTAGAGATTAGTTGCTCGGATAACCCAGATGAGATGGTGGAACGCATTAAAGAGTTGTCGGTATATATGGCTCGTAGTGGTGAGATGTTAGCAAAGGCAAAATACCTCTATAACCAACGTACAACGGCTGAAATTACAAAGACTATCATAGCCATAGCAAAGGAGCAATATCTATCGGCAACGGCTCAAAATGCCTTAGTTAAGGGCATCGCTCAAGATGAGCAGTTTCTTGTAGATTGGTTGGAGCGTATTAACCGTACTTGTACGCATCAGATAGAAGCCCTTAGAAGTCTTTTGAGTTATGAAAAAGAGAATTTAAGGATAGCAAAAACAGGGTATTAAGCAATTTTCACCCCTCGTTAAGCAAGGATAAAAAAGAGTTATAAAGCACTGAATATCAAAGTGAAGATATAAATAAGCAAGTTTTAAAGTAAAATAAGCAATGAAAAAACGAATGAAAATGTTTGTTAGTTTTAAAAATAGTCGTACATTTGCACCAACTCAGACCAAGAGTTTTAATGCAACTTTGTCAGTATTAGCCACTTTTAATGGTAATACTGCAACAACTGATGTTGTTGCTAATGATATAGGCTATCAATTTCCTGCGGTTTGCTATGCTGTAAAGTTTGCAAATACTCTTGGTCGAGTGGAAAGAGATAGCCTCTTTTCTTTTTCTAAACTAACATTCAATTTTTGTTCGCAAATGACCAAGAGTACAAAGATTGCTAACTTCACGAATAATAGTAGTGGAGATTACACGCCTTGCAGTGCGAAAACTGCCCACACTTCACTTTTAGAAATCCTACCGAAAGTAGAACATATCGGAATGGATTTAGAGGGTAAAATCTACAATCTTACCCAAACTAAAAATCACCTTTCAGACCTATTTAGTGAGGCAATAGACAAGCTGCCCGAAAGTAAGGTTAAGAATAACCTATACTCTATTTTGTGGCAAATACAGACGATTGACGACTGCATTGCAAGTTGTCTAACCGCTGACGACTTCTATAACTTGGATAACCTCATTTACTACTCAAAGGAATTACTAACCCCTAAAAACAAATAACCTATGATAACAAATCAGAATATGATACGCAAAATGGGGACTTTTGATGTTACCCAACGCACTAAGGACGGATTTTTTAATGCTACTGCATTAGCTAAGCAATGGAATAAAACCAATAATCAACGAAAAGAAGTAACAGATTTCTTACGCCTTAATTCAACAAAAGAATATATACAAGCTATTGAAAATGACATAGATATTTTAAACACGGGAAATCCCGTATTTAAAATAGGGCGCGGAAAATATAGCGGAGGTACTTGGATGCATCCTTACTTATTCATTGATTTTGCAATGTGGTTAAACCCTACCTTTAAATTGCAAGTTATAAAATTCGTTTATGACGAAATGATAAAGTACAGAAACCTTGCAGGTGATAGTTATAAAGAACTTTGTTCAGCAGTTAGCAAACTTGTACCAAAGGATTTTGTAGTAACCGCTATAAGAAAGGTAGCAGAGGCGTTAAACTACATTGTTTTTGGCGACCACAAAAACGGCATTCGTAACGACTTCGGAGAAGAACAAAAACAGCAGGAGTTATGGGAGTTTCAGCGCAAAGTAACATCACTAATCAATGAGGGTTTTATTTCCACCTTTGAATCTCTTGTTGATTATTTGAGGACTTCTTACAAGAATAAACATTTACCAAAAGTATTTAATTAATATTAAAAATGAAAGAATTGAATTTAAACATTGACAAAAACAAATATTTGTCAGAAGCCGTAGGGCGATTAATAAAGTTTGAGAGTTCAAACGTTTTTGGGTGCGACTATTTCGCACAATCAAGAGCTTTATTAGACTTGATAGAGTTTCAAAGTTATAAAGTTAAACACCTCATTGAAACAGGGCATATATATTCAGATATTGGAAAAGACCTGTTGGATAGTTTAGATGCCTTACACACATCTGCAAGGATATTGTTAGAGCAAATTAATGAAGAAGATTTTGATGCAATTTCTGAATTATTAAATAATGCTATTGAAAATCTTAATGCAAGAAGTTAGTTAGTATTTCCGATAAACTGGCTACCCCGATAGGCAAGCACTCACGTTCGAGCCGTGAGCGGGGACAAAGTTTACATAACCAAATATCTAAAACCCGTCTAAAAAATAGGCTATTTAAACAACAAAACAGCATCACAAACAACATAACTACCTAATAACCAACCACTACCAAATGGCTAAAAAGCCGTCTAATTTGTTTACCCCGATTTGAGATGAGATTGAGTGCGCATAAATCTTTATCAAATCTCTAATTTCAAATCAAAATGAATGAGTATCAGTATCAAGAGTTTTTAAAGAACAAAATCAAAATCGCTCCTAAACAAGGGTTTGAATGCTCGCTCGATGAGATTAACCCTCGTATGAAGCCCCACAATCGCCTTATGGTTAAGTGGATGGTCGAAGGCGGTAGGCGTGCTTGTTTTGCCTCTTTTGGGCTTCACAAAACCGTTACACAGCTGGAAGCTGTTAGGGTAGTCCTTCAAAAGTTAGGAGGTGGCAAAGGGCTAATAGTTTGCCCGCTATCTGTACGACAAGAGTTTGTCGAAGACGCTAAGAATATTCTCGGCTGGGAGGTAGCACCTAAATTTATCCGCAGAATTGAAGAAACTGACGATAAGGACGGTATCTACCTAACCAATTATGAAAGTATCAGAGACGGCAAATTAGACCCTAGACACTTTCAGGTAGCAAGTCTTGATGAGGCGAGTATCCTCAGAGGCTTAGGAGGCTCTAAAACGTTCCGCGAGTTTATGAGGTTATTCACAGGCGACGCTGGTCCTATGCAACAGCGTAGAGGGGCTGACAATATCAAATACCGATTTGTAGCCACGGCCACTCCCTCCCCTAATGATTATATAGAGTTATTAGCGTATGCTGACTTTTTAGGGGTAATGGATGTATCACAAGCAAAAACACGCTTCTTTAAACGTGATAGTACTAAGGCTGATAAACTCACCCTGCACGCTCATAAAGAAGAGGAGTTTTGGTTATGGGTATCCTCTTGGGGGCTTTTCGTTACAAAGCCTTCTGATATTACCCAAAACGAAGCAGACGATATGGGCTATATACTCCCCGACTTAGATTTGCGTTGGCACGAAATACCTACTAATCACGAAAACGCGGGGGTAGAAAAAGACGGACAAGGAAAGTTATTTAAAGACACTGCACTGGGGCTACAACAATCAGCACAAGAAAAACGAGAGTCATTAGACGACCGTATCGCTAAAATGTTAGAACTCCGTGCTGAAGCCCCTGAAGCACATCGTGTAATATGGCACGACTTAGAGAGCGAACGCAAAGCGATTGAAAAAGCTATTCCAATGCTAAAATCAATATACGGTTCTCAGGACTTTGAAAAGCGTGAGGAGATAATAAAGCAATTCTCTTATGGCGAGTTGCAAGAGTTAGGAGCAAAGCCTGTGATAGCAGGCTCAGGGTGTAACTTTCAGCGGTATTGCAGCTGGGCAATATACTTAGGGATAGGTTATAAGTTTAACGACTTTATTCAATCTATACACCGCCTGCAACGTTTCCTACAGAAGAACGTGGTGCGAGTAGATTTAATCTATACCGAAGCCGAGCGCAACGTGCGTAAAACCTTAGAAAACAAGTGGAAAAACCATAATAAACTCGTAAAGAATATGACGGAAATAATTAAAAAATACGGACTTTCTCATTCTGAAATGGCTCAGGTGCTCACTCGTAAAATAGGCGTGGAGCGTATTGAGATAAAAAATGATTACTACCATATCGTAAATAACGACAATGTAGTAGAACTCAATCCTAACGAAAACCCACACGCACTAAAAGACAATAGTGTAGGGCTTATCCTTACCTCAATACCCTTCAGCACCCAATACGAGTATTCTCCTAATTATGCTGATTTTGGACATTCTGAAAGCAATGAGGAGTTTTTTAAGCAAATGGACTTCCTTACCCCTAACTTATTCAGAGTGCTGCAACCTGGCAGAATAGCTGCCATACACGTAAAAGACCGTATCGTACCAATGGGGCTATCAGGAATGGGGGTACAAACCGTCTACCCTTTTCACGTAGATTGCATACAGCACTACACCAAGCACGGCTTCGCCTATATGGGTATGAAAACCATCGTTACTGATGTGGTTCGTGAGAACGGTCAAACCTACCGCTTAGGGTGGAGCGAACAATGCAAAGACGGTACTAAAATGGGGGTAGGAATGCCCGAATATCTCTTACTATTCAGAAAGCCTGCAACCGATAAAACTAACGCTTATGCTGATGAACCCGTAATTAAGAGCAAAAAAGACTACACACGGGCCAAGTGGCAAATAGACGCACACGGATTTACACGCTCCTCAGGCAACCGTTGTTTAAAACCCGAAGAGTTAGCTAAACTACCTCACGATAGCATATTCCAAGAGTATAAACGCTTTTCATTGGAAACAGTCTATAATCACGACTTCAATGTAAAAATAGCGGAAACATTAGACCTGCACGGCAAACTACCCACCTCGTTTATGCTCTTACAGCCTCAAAGCTGGAGTGATGAAGTGTGGACTGATGTAACCCGTATGCTTACCCTAAACGGATCACAATGGAGCAAAGGAAAAGAGATGCATCTTTGCCCAATGCAGTTTGACATTGCTGACCGTGTGATTGAGCAGATGAGCAACAAGGGCGATGTAGTATTAGACCCCTTTGGAGGGCTAATGACAGTACCCTATCGTGCTGTGCTTAAAGGTCGTTATGGAGTAGGCTTCGAACTCAATCCACAATACTTTTTAGACGGTGCAGCCTATTGCGAGGCGGCAAAACAAAAAGTAAGTATGCCAACGCTTTTTGACCTTATAGATGAAGCAGAGGTAGCGCAAAAACAAGCAATCTAATATTTCATTCATTTGTCTCCCCTTGCATAGCGCAAGGCGTTAGTAAGGGGAGTTTTTTAACACCTACACTATGGAAAGAGAAACATTTGTTTTTTACAAAGATTGGTTGAATGTTATTCGGGATTTGCCAAGTGAGGTTCAGTTGGAAGTTTATCAGGCTATTACGGAATATGCCATATATGGTAACTTGATTGAACTAAAACCACTTGCAAAAGTAGCATTCGGATTTGTAAAACAAACGATTGATAGGGATACACAAAAGTATGTATCAATCAAAGAAAAGAGAAAAGAAGCGGGAGCAAAAGGAGGAAGACCACTGAAAACCAATGAATTAGAAGAAAGCAAAGAAAAGCAAAAAAACCAATTGGTTTTTGAAAAAAGCAAAAAAAGCAATTGCCCCCTTAATGTAAATGTAAATGTGAATGATAATGTAAATGATTTATTTCAACAAACAAACAAACAAGCGGGTGCGCACGAAGAAAATCCTGAAGCCGAAAAACAGCCCCTAAACGCTTACGAAGACTTCAAAGGAAACTTACCAGCACTCGAGGCTTGGTTCGCCAAACGTTGGAATGATGCTAAGAAACATTACAAGGCAGGAGTAATTGGAAAAGTTGCTATACTTGGGCAGTCTAAGTTAAACCTCATTGATGTCGCTAAAACATACACCCAACGAGAGATTGATTTAGCTATCAAAGGCGTTTTCATTCAGAAAGAGATTTACCCACAGTTCACCCTATCGCCTGACAAAATGTTAGAAACAGACCATTTTAGCAAGTTTTACAACGCAGGACTAACAAATACCCAACTCTACAACGAAAGCCCACAGAAAGGGCAAAAAAGCAGTAAAAAAGAAATGGTACGCAACGTAGGCGACTTGTAGAATGTAACTAACAACTAAAAACTGACAAAAATGAGCAAAAACACAATCGACTTAGACATCGCAATGCGTCGGCTCGCATACCTCGCCAAACGCAAAGGAAATGCCGATGATAAAGAAGCGTTCAACTCTGTACTGAAGTTTATCAATGCAACACAAGAATATCAGACAGAAAAGTACCCCTTGCTCTCAAGGTTGTTCTGCTTTGTATTCCTAAATCGCTACTTATTCGCTAAAGAAAAGGACGAAAAAATAACAGCCAGCGGCATATTAGCACACGTGCATCAAATTGTTCAAAAACCCCTCGAATGGTGGATAGACGATATAGCCGAAAATACTAAAATGATGCGATACGAAACCGCCTATAAAGACTATAACGAAGCCCTAAGAGAAGCTAACAGAATAGCCGAAGCAAACAAAACACCAGCAGAGCAAACCACAAGCCTAAAAGACGAGTATCGCTCACAAGATATATCCCGCATTGTAGAGGCAAAAAACAACATCGTCAAAGAGCGAATGGCAGACTGCATCGCTGTTTTGCAAAAAGAGTACAAACGTGAAGATATAGAGTATTTTATCAAATCAGAAATCACTAAATTATTGCTATTATGTCGCTAAAAGTACAAGAAATTGAGGACGGTATAGAGCTTTCACCATTCGATGATTTATGGTTCGCCCGCGAGTACGAAAAAGCATACATACCCCTCGATAAACCCCTCCCACCGCCCGAAACACTTATCAGCATCGGAGAGCATCAGTACAAAGGCAATTACTACCCTACAACAGTAATGACGGCAGGAAGTTTTAGCGTAATAGCAGCGCCAAGCAAGAGCAAAAAAACACTCTTTAAAACGCAACTATGTGCCACCTACATCGGCGGCAACGCCTCCTATCGCTTCCCCCTACTACGTACCCACCGCAAGAGTGATGAGTATGTATTAGACTTCGATACCGAGCAGTCCGACTACTACGCCCAACGTACTTTTAAAGGCGTTGCCGAAGTAGTAGGTACAATATACCCTCAGTACCTAACATTCAAAATATGTCACCTAACCGCTGAGGAGCGTGTTGCATTCATTGACAAGGCATTAGAGCGTTACAAAGGTAAGACGAAGATGGTGTTTATCGATGGTATAGCCGACCTGATGAACGATGTAAATAACCTCGAATGGAGTAACCAAATCGTACATAAACTTATCAAGTGGGCAGACCAGTATAAGATACATATATGCACAATTATTCACGTAGCCTATGGGGTAACAAAAGCCACCGGACACTTAGGGAGTGCCGTCACCAAGAAAGCAGAAACAGTCTTTTTGCTCAAGCCAGACGAAAACAACAAGGATATAGTGGAAGTACTACCGCAATACACACGAGGCTACCCGTTTGAAGCCTTTAAGTTTATGGTAGATAGCAGCGACTTTACGATTTACCCTTATGATGAATTTACAGGCACAATGGCAAAACCAACGTACAACGTGCCAAGAATGCCCACACAAGAGCGGAGCAATAACGCAATACCCACCGCATCGCCTAATGAAGCATTTGCGAAAAAAGAGCCTGAAGACGATGTACCATTTTAAACCGAACACAAGGCGAACACTAACCGAAGACAAACCGAACACAAAAACACCTAAAAATGAACAACAACAGATTTATAACAGAACTCCGTGCAAGAGGGCTAAATATAACTCTACAAGAAGCACGAACCCTAATGAATATCGCAATTGCCGAGCACGATAAAGCAGTTGTAATGCCCATACTCAAGCGTGAGAAGATAGCCCATTACGCAATCCTTGCCCTATCGTATGCCGATAGCCTCAACGAACTAATGCACGGAATTGACGACACCAAATTTAGCCACGAATTTAAACGCTCATTTCGTAGGCTAAAACTATATAGCGGCGAGGCGGTAGACCAATTCAAAAAGACAATGAAAGACGACAAAGTACTATTAGACGCCTTTGAGTCGTACTCTAACGACCTATCAGAAATGATATACCAGCATTTAGACGTAATTAATGAAAAGTATAAAGAATAATGAAAAAACAATCACCACAAGAACAAGAAGCAGTCGAGTTATTCGAGTATGCTGCTCGCAATCTTATCAAGGAGTTTTGCCAAAAACAGGACCTACAATTTGAATTTGACAATTACGATGTAGGGGGAGGTATTATATGTTTATCAGACTATATTTTCAATATCGAGGATATATACTACGATATGAAGCACAACAAACCCAAAGGAAAGATACTGCAATGGTACGACTATGTACTAACACACGAGTCTAACATCAATTACCGCTCCTATTGTATGGGGCTTAGAGAAGAATTAAAAACTAAAAATATCAACAAATGAGAACAATAAAAGAACTAGTCCCACTTATCCAAGAGTGGGCAAAAGAAAGAGAAATCTATGAGCAACTAACGCCATTTGATGAACTCCTCAAAACCCACGAGGAAGTCGGAGAACTAATAAAGGCGTGTTATGACAACGACAAACCCGCTATTCAGGACGCCATTGGCGATGTAATGGTAACCCTCATCAATTACTGCTATTTTAGGAATGAGAATTTTAACAATGTATTTCTATATGGATTATCATTACGACCTATTATAGAGGATACTTGTTTAAAACAATCATTCTCAGTAAATAGTACGCTTATTGATCTTTTCAAATTTGAGTGTAATAAGACAAAGTATAATGACGATGTGGACTTTGTTTATGAAGCTATGATCTACTTTGTTAAACATCTCAATGGTTTTACTAAACTACTCAAAGGAACAACCTTAGTAGACTGCCTAAACATCGCCTACAACGAAATCAAAGACAGAAAAGGCAAAATTATTAACCGAAAATTTATCAAAGACAAACAAGATGAATAAACAAGAATTATTAAGTTATCTGAAAGAGGCACAAACACACCTATCAGAGGTTGAGAAACACACTGGTTTTCATAATGAAATAATGAAAAAACTCTATTTACAAATTCCTCCTGAACTTAGTAAGGATAAAGAAATAGATAATTTACTCAAAGAATTGGACAATCGCAATGAAGAGGTTGCCATAAGTTGGTCAATGTATTTGTTTAAAGGATAAAAATGAAAATCTACATATCAGGTAAAATATCAGGCACAGACCTAACAGAAACCCGCAAACGCTTTGCAGCCGTAGCCAAAGCAACGAAAAGATTAGGCTATGAGCCCGTAAACCCCTTAGAAAACGGACTATCAGAGCACGACAGCTGGGAAGCGCATATGCTTAAAGATATTGCCGACCTACTACAATGCAAGGCTATCTATATGCTACAAGGCTGGCAAGAAAGCAAGGGTGCACGTATCGAGCACTACATCGCTACCAAAATAGGAATGCCTATAATGTATGAGATAGAGTTTGACTAATAACAATCACTTAACAGGAAGCCGTTAGTATTACACTAACGGCTTTCATATTAACAGCCGTTTTGCCCCGTCAAAATGACTATGTAAAATTACTATGCAAAATGCTGGTAAACAAATAATTATATCATTTTTTTGTAGGAATAGTTTAAAGTTTTTCGTATCTTTGCAGCCGAAATTGTAATGTAAGTTATTTTATATGAAAACGAATGTAGTAATGCAAAGCGCAGACCGTAATTTGTTTGGTATAATCATCAAACAAAACACAAAGAACGGGCAAAGTTTATCAGTATCTGACCTTATGAAAGCGTATGAAAAAGCAAGGTATCAGTATGGGTGGAGCGAGAAAAATATATCTATGATAATGAACTCTCAGGGTTTCATTGAAAGGGTGTATCATATTCTAAATGAGAGGGATATGATAAAAGTAAGTTTTCTTAGTTTTATAGAGTTTGTTGAAAATGAAGGGGTTATAAAAGTACTCAAAGGATTAGGCGTTTGGAAAACCACAGGGAAAGGAGAGAATAAATCAGTATTCGCTGACCCTTATATATGGGTATTATTAGCTATGGAACTAAATCCTCTCATATATGCAAAAGTCGTAATGTGGCTTACTGACAGCCTTATTTTCAATCGTATATTAGCAGGTTCAGAGTTTTTACCTATGAATAGAGCAATATCATCTGTTATTTCTAATCCTGATTACTCACTTTATTGTCGAGAAATTAATAATAAAGTTTTTGGACGACACGAAAAAGGAATTAGAAATACAGCATCTGACAAAGAACTACGACTAATTTCTGATATAGAAAAATTTGTTACACAACTCATTGAGCAAGGAATATTAACTAATGAGCAACAACTTCTAAGAGTAATCACTAACTATAAAGCAGCATAACTATGGAAGAAACAAATAATATTGAAACAAACGAACTCACAAATGCTATTAATCGTTTAAGTAAATTTAAAGCAAGTAATGATTATATAGAGGAATATCACAATCACAAAACGGTATTACTATCATTAATTGATTACCAGCGCAACGAAGTAGAACGATGTATAAAATCAGGATTTTTAAATCACAATCAAGGTGCATTTTTAATTGATAATTTAAATGGGTTGATGGAATACGCTCGTTTATTCACTAATCTAATAAGCGATGAAGACCTATCCGATATAGCAGAAGTGATAGAACAATCAAGCCTAATATTACCAAAAATACCATTTTAACAATGAAACACCAAGAAAGCACCCTACAAACCACTTGCGTACGCTGGTTTAGATACCAATACCCGCAGCTCGTTATATACGCCGTTCCTAATGGTGGCAGTCGCAACGTTCGTGAAGCGCAACGCCTCAAGGCAGAGGGCGTATTATCAGGGGTAGCCGACTTGGTAGTACTCCTGACACAAGGCAAAAGCCTCTATATCGAAATGAAAGTCAAAGGCAATCGCCAAACTGCCAACCAAAAGGATTTTCAGAAGAAAGCCATCGCACTGGGGCATACCTACGCCGTATGCTACACCTTTGAAGAGTTTAAGCAAGTGATTGAAAATTATATTAGCGTTGGTGATTATTTTGCACCTAAAATAGAAAAGTTACCTAAAAAGATTTAACCATAAAACCTAATTCCTATGTTTGACAATATAAAAAAAGCCCTCGAAACAGTCACAGACACACAACAGTTTAGCCAATCAGACTTAAAGAAACTATTTTGCGGATTAGCAAAGAAGCATTTTCGCTGCACACAAGAGGATTTAGCTAACTATCTACGTGTATCCCGTACCAGTGTAACCTATTACCTCCACCAGCATTCGCTTGCAGATAAAAACACACAGTACCACAACAGCTTCAAGGAAGCCGAAGCGGTACTGATAACCCTCATCAAGAAAGACGAGCATTCCTGATTAGTTCTTTATAGTATTTCTTTCATTTATTAATGTTTTTTCAATTTGCTACCGCCTCACCTATGGGGCGGTAGTTTTTTATTCTTCACCCTCTTTTGGCTGCTCCTGCTCAAAGCGTTCTTTCAGCTGCATACTATCAGCCTCCTGCGAGTATGGGTACTTTCTTACAATCCCCAGCCATCGCCCCTGTTCATCGTAAAAGTGAGTAAAACCTTCAGGAGGCAATAACAATTCAAAAAATGAAACCCCTATAACCTCTGATACTTTTTGAATAGTATCAAGGGAATTGTTTTTAAGATTCTTGTTTAGCGTCTGATATTGTACCCCCAGTGTGTTTGCTACATCAGCAAGTTTAAACCCTTCGCTTTTAATCTTTTTAGTGATATAGTTATAATCTATCATATATAAGAATAATTACATTAACGCTGCAAAAGT